CACACATAATTTTGTGGATACTCATTTATCATTATTTAAATAATTGATTATATGTGTTAGCAGCTATATCCCATACCAAAAGTATATGACTTTAAAAAACTTAATAAAATAAAAAAAATATAGACTAAGGCGACATAAAAAAAAAGAAATTGAAAGCTACCTCGAATTAAGGGGATAATCCGAAGTAGCTAACAACTATGAGTTATTGAACTAACTCAATATTTTCTATATGAACATTTTGATAATTAGTATCATTTTTATCACTATAAGAATCTGAACAACCTGCAAAGTCAAACATAACTTTAACTGCATTTGAATCATCAACAGTAAACCAATTTTGTGTAGGTTTATCTGCGAAATATTCTTTAAGCTTATTTCTAATAGATTCATATTGTGAATTTTTAGATAATACAATACTTGCACCTCTAGCAACATTCATACCTTCAACGCCAAAATCTAATATAATTGAGACACCACCTAAGTATCTATCATTAGTCATAGGATTCTGACGAACTGGAAATTCTAAATTATAAGAACCTCCACCTTTATTTTGATAAGGAACTAAAAGTCCACTCATTTTTACATAATTATTACTCATTTTAATCAAACCTCCTTTTTTATTGATAAATGAATTGTAACGCCGACAATTATACTGCGATTTGTTGCGAGCCAAATCTGTGATTTGGTGATAGCAAGTGCACCGCTTAGTGCACCAAAGTGCAAAATGTCCAAAGGACACACTAGAATTTTTGTGGTTGCAGCCGCTTGCTGCATATCCACATAAAATAGCTGGCGATCTAGTGCTTGTTTTGTGCTTTTTTGGTTGTAGCACAATATTTCTTTGAGCGCTTACTAATAATTTCCCTGCTTAGGGCAATAAGGAAGGCGGGCCAACACGACAAGTCATTGACCACCGCAATCGCACAAGGATAGTTAAGTATGTTTTGCGCTCTTGCTCTTGCAAAACAACGGTTTACCTTGGGCGACATCTTCCCCCGCGGTGGTTGTAGCTTTAGCTACATTATGATTTGGCGTTTGGCGGAGTTTACTCGCAACTGACTGATATTAGTTAGCGATCTTAGAGACTATGTTTTGCGCGTCAGCGTTGTGCAAAACAAGGAGCGATTAAAATATTGTGCTAACGCCAAATTACGCAAATTGTAGTATGGTTAGTCGGCGTACAATTCATTTTTTAGCTTTAGCTATCAATAAAAAAGGGGGTTTGATATCAGCTACGATATATTTTAACACAATAAGGATTTAAGTTTCTTTTGATCAATGTTTTCTTTTTAAAGAAAAGATTGTGCACTGTCGTTGCAATACGACTCTTGTTTGGTTACTTTATGAAAGTAACTGCATTTGTTTTACTTTGTGCAAGCAAAGTAATTTAATATGTCTATATTTTTATTTATTTTATTAAGTTTATAAAATCACGAGGAGCCACGCACCGCAGATGATTTTAAGTGAAGGGAAGGGGTTTCTGGTCAACCACTGAGAATTAAGGCAAACGACGATTATAAGAAGCCCCTTCCCAAACCTAGAGAAAGTCCCCACATTAATTTTGCGAAAACCCTTAGATTCTCTCAAAAACCCAATTATTAACTGTTATTTAGATATATTGACTATATTCCCCTATTAAGTCCCCTAAACTTCGTCCCATTAGTCCCTTAGTCCACCCTAAAGGGTGGACATAAGTGGACTAACTTTGGCTTTTTAAAAAACCTTATAATCATTGGACTAAATGGAAATCTCAATGATCTTAAGTTCATAGTTAGTCCAGCCCCTTTGGACTAACTTTTAGTCCAGTATCGTTGGACTAAAAACGAACTTTGTGTAAGATGAACATACAAAATATGGAGGAATATGATTGTACCAGAAAGACTAAAGCTTTTATTAAAGCATCATAGATTAGAAGATAATTACAAACCGCTCTCATACATAAAGGGCGAAGACGTTACCAAGCTGAAACCACCTGAATGGTTAATGGAGGATTTCATAATGGAAGAGGGATTTACAGTACTGCACTCTGACGCAGGCGTTGGTAAAACATTTTTGGCTCTTGATTGGGCAAACACAATAGCAAATGGTTGGTCTTGGTTTGGTCGTGAGACTCAAAAGACTACTGTATTATACGTACTAGCGGAAGGAATTGGGTACCTAGGTGCTCGTGTAACCGCTTGGAAGAACAGGAGAAATGCCTCCATATTTCCACCTGTCTTCTATTACACGAGCGCGGTGCCCTTATTTGCTCCTCCTGGAAAACTCCCTACGGCAGAACAGTTGGATTTTTTGGATATGGTAGAATCTGTGGATCCAGGCCTTATAGTTTTTGATACACTACAACGTTGTACCGTAGGTGCTAATGAAAACCTACAACAAGATATGGGACAGGTTGTAGCTATGGTTGATACCATTAGACAGAACTTTAACTGCGCAGTTATGGCCGTACACCACGATACAAAGAGTGGGGAATCTATGAGAGGATCTAGTGTTATCAGGGCATCTGCCGATACGACTATACACCTTACTGCACGTGGAGATAATGACGGATTTATTGAAATGGAGTGCACAAAACAAAAAGATGCTGAGCCATTTAAACCTTGGAGTTTAATGCTTACGTCTGACCAGGAAAGTGGCTCCGCGTCGCTGACTGCGTACCAAGAAGGTGTTAAAGCTAGAGACTATTCCTTACTTAAAGCTTTGGCTGATATTACTACCTTTAGGGGAGAGAAATTCTTTAATAAAGCTTGGAGAGAAGCTGCGAATATGGAAGGTGGCCGTTTTGAGCGTCCAAAGGCTCAGCTTATCAGAGAAGATCTTGTTACGCAAACGGGTGACGGAAGAAGTAAACAATATAGTGTTTCTAAGGAAGGTTGGGATATAATAGAGAGTGAGAGTTCTAGACCTGTTCCTAGAATTGAGCACGTCCAGGACGATTTGCTAGACGAGGAGGGCAAATAGTAGCGGTAATAAGATGCCGAAATTGCGGCGTACGACCAATTAACGTGTTCGGTATGCCTACTGAGATTAAGGACGGGTTTTGTAAATCTTGTCGTGAGATATTGTCTCAGATTTTACAAAAAGTTAATAGTTAGTGTTATAGTACGACTATGACTAAAGATGTTAAGGCAGGTAGGCCTAAACGTTCTGACGCAGATTTGTTATCTGATAGAGCGAAAGTTAAAGCACAAATCTTTGGAGCAAATAATGAAGTTTTTCAATTCGATCAAGATGCCGAAATTTATTTACCTCCACCGCCAGCAAAAAAAGGTACAAGTCTCTGGAAAGCGTGGGCTATGGAGTCTTTCTTGGAGTGTATTAGGTACGGACTTACCTACACCGAAGCTTGTAAGCGTATCGGTGTTACAAGAAAATGGTGGGAAGAAAACTCAATCCGACATAAAGACTGGGCAGCTGAAGCAAGACAAATTAGATCTGGTGATGCAGTTAAGGATTCCTACCCTGATTTATCGAATATGTCCTTTTCTGAATTTTGCAAATTATATTTTAACGTTGACTTTGCTCCGCATCAATTTGAGATAGAAAAAAATTTAGCTGATCCTACAGGACGACTTGTTTTAGTATTAGGCCACCCTGAATCTGGAAAGTCTACTTTATCTGCATTGTGGTATCCAGTATATAAAATGTGTCAGAATCCAGACATACGTATTGCTCTAGTAACTAAGTCTGGAGAAAAAGCACAAGACTTGCTTGGAAGAATTAAAAGATATTTAACTGATCCGCATTTATATAAGGATTGCGAAAGAAATCTAATAGAAGACTTTAATGGATTTAAGTCACAAAAATCTGACGGTTTTGGTTGGTCTAAAGACCAAATAACCATACGACAAAGAGAGTCTGGTGAGAGAGATCCGACTGTTCAGGCCTTATCAGTAGGTAAACAGATTTATGGATCAAGACTTGACTTACTAATTCTTGATGACGCTTTAACTTTAGAGAATCAACAAACCGATGTTAGGCGAAGAAGAATTGACGAGTGGTTTACGCAGGAAGCTAGGTCTAGGGCCCAAAGAGGTCAGACCTTAGTTAACGGAACAAGAATTCACCCATTAGATAATTACGGACAATGGAAAGATTCCTGGAAAGAACATAAGATATTTAAACACGTATCTATACCTGCAATTTTAGAAGAGCATACAGATAACGAAAAACCTAACTGGAAAGAGTATTGGTCCTTAGACGGAAAATGGGAACACGACGAAACGATTGATACAGAAGTTTTTATACCTGGGCTTAGGGACATACGAGATGAAATATGTTCTAGAGATCCGCTGAGGTGGAAACTTGTGTATCAACAAGAAGATGTTCAAAACGAAGAAGGAATATTTAAACAAGAACTTATAGATAATGCTTTAGAACTAGGTGCTTCTAGAAGTATTGGTCAGGTATATCCTGAAGAGATTTTAATACTTGGAATTGATCCTGCTACTACTGGTAGAGCTGCATCAGTTTTGCTTGCGTACAATCCTGAAACAGGAGTTAGAACTGTTGTTGATATTTTTGTGGGATTTAGATTAGGTGCGACTGGCGTACGAAATAAATTAATGTATGAGTTTTGGGAAAAATACAAAGACCATAGAGTTGCATATACAGTTATTGAAACAAACTTTGCTCCTACGATACTAGGAGATGATACTGTAAAGAATCGTGCTGAGTGGGCAGGAACTCGTATGATTGAACATAAAACAACTGGTGCTGGTAAAAAACGAGGATCTAAATGGGACGAAGAGTATGGAGTCGGCGCTATGCAGGCTTTATTTTATAGCGGCCTTATTGCGTTTCCTTCAGCAACAATTTCTGATAAACAAAAGCTTGAGCCTTTGATAGATGATATGCTAGTATTTCCTTGGGCGAAACAACAGGACGCTTTGATCGCTTTGTGGATTGCAAATGGAGAATGTAAGAACTCTTCATTATTTAGTGTTGATTTAACAAAAGTCGTGTCAAGACGAAATATTCCGCCTATTATAAGAGATAGAATGTTTACAAGGAATAAATGAGTAATAATTTAAATTTTGGTACACCATTAGAAAACGCAAATTCAGCAGGTAGAAATCTTTCTCCTTCTCAAAAATATTGGGATAGAAGAAATCAATTAATAGAAACTCACTCTGAGCATAAATCTAGAGTAAAAGAAATTACTTCCATTGTTAATGGAGAGTGGCATATGCTTTGGGCTAACTTGACTGCTACTGCCGAAGCACCTTCAGTTGCAAATATTATTGAAATGGGCATACATCATTGGTCTGCTATTGGCGGTGCCGTTATGCCTTCAGTCAGAATCCCTGTCCCTGTTAATGCAGATTTAAAAGGCGGCGAAAGAGCTGCAAGAAAAAGAGAACGTAGAGTAAAAGAATTATGGAGTGGCTCAAACATAAACGAGCTAATGGCTCAATGGTGGGGTGATTATGCAGGAGCTGGTGCAGCATATTGTGGCGTATGGTCAGACTTTTCCGAAGATCCCGCTAAAAGAAATCCGTATCTACAAAGGTTAGACCCTAGATATTGTTATCCAATTAAGGATACAAAAGGAAATATTATTGAGCTATTAGTTGCTAAAAGAGTATCTACTGATGTTATTTTAAAACAGTATCCAGTAGCTAGAGGTGTGTTAGATCCTAGAGTTACTGAAGTAGAAGAGTGGTTTTGGTTTTTTCCAGACAAGTATATTCATATGATTGCTGATGCTTCAAAAACAGGTATGCAAAAAAGAACAGGAATTATTTTAACTGAAGAAGAAAATAAGTTAGGTAAAGTGCCTGTTGTTGAAGTTACAGTACCGTCATTTGACGGACAACCAAGAGGAATTTTTGATCAAACAAGACACATACTTAGAACAATGCACAGGTTAATGACACTTACAATCACAAGTTCAGAAGAAGAAGTCTATCCACCTGTGTTTGAGTATGATGTTATGAATCCAGATGACTTTGGCCCTGGAGCCGTTATACACGGAAGAAGTCCAGAGTCTCGTATGGAACGTATGCAATCTAGAAGTCACTTTGACGCAAAAGATTTAATCGGTAGATTAGCTTCTGAAGCAAGAGCTCAAGCATCTTTTCCTGGACAACTTTCAGGAGATCCAGGTGCAAGTATTGTTTCTGCTGCTGGTATCGACGCTTCTATGGGACAGATTGACGCAAGACTTGCTTTAGCTCATAAACAATTTGAAACTTTCTTAGAAAAAGGAACAGAGATATTGTTGGCTTTTGATGAAAAGTATTGTGACGGAGAAAAGACAATTCACGGAGATGCTGCTGACAGAAAAAAACCAGAGATTTTTATACCTTCAAGAGATATAGCAGGACATTATGATAACAACGTAAGATACGGAATTGGTGCAGGAACAGATCCTTCCCAAAGAGAAATGAGACTTGCTATGAACTTAAACCAAAATTTGATTTCAAGAGAAACTGCAAGAGACGAAATGGATTTTTTAGAAGATCCTACAAGAGAAGAAGTAAGGATTGTGAAACAAAGAGTGACAGACTCTTTAATGGAAGGTATATATCAACAAGCTGCTCAAGGTAATGTTCAGTTAGCAGCAGAACTTCTTAGCAATATGGGCAAAGAAAATGTCGATTTAAATGAAGTAGTAAGTAAACTTTTAGAGAATTTGCAACAAGAACAACAAGTTCCAGAACAACCTGGTTTACCTCAACAACAAGGAGGATTACCACCTGAAGCTGCGAACTTGCCTTCTCTTGGTGCATTAGGCATAGGAGGATAAATGAGTGACGGCATAAGTCAGATTACTGATTTAGGTGGATTACCTTACGGCGAAAAAGAAAAAATAGAAGGTGAAGCGGCTGAGAGTGGTATGTCTCTTGGTATGCAAGGAGATACAAATGTTCCAGGAACGCCTGCAAGAATTGCACCTGTGCCTCAAGAAAGTTTTAATGTAGGAAATGTTTCTGATTATGTAGCTAATGCTGCTAATCAAGGTGGATTAGCAAGTGACGGACTGCCTTTTGGTCAAGGTATGGGTCCAGCTGCTCCTGAAATAACAGAGTTAGAGCAGCAGAGAAAAAGCGCAGTAGATAATGCTTTAGAAATTTACGCTAATACAAAAATCCCAGCAGTAAGAGTTGCCGCAGCCAAAATAATTGAAGGAGCGGTTATATCTCAAATGCAGGGTGACGATGAGTGATTTAGAAAAAAGATTAGCCGAAGACTCGAAATATAAACAAGAGGAACAAGAGTATGACGGCGTGTTGGGTTATAACTTACCTACACCAAAAGATTTAACAAAATATTACACTCCTTCTGGAGTTCCTAATGTAGAGAGATACGAAAAAGCAATTTTACATACTAATGGTGAAGTTCCTTCACAATGGGTTTTAGATTTAACTCCTGATGAAATAGATGAGTTAAATTCTTATAGTCCTGATTTTATAAACGAACTTCCTAATGTAGTTGATAAATATGAAGCTATTTTTGATGTAGAAAATGACATAACTGAAACTGCTGCAAGAAGAGCTAAAACTAGAGTTAACGCTCCAAATTGGGGAGCAGCTTTAGGTGCTGCAGCTGGAGTAGTTGTTCCAGGAGAAGAGCCAAAAGATTTTGAAACTGAATACAACAAAGCTTTAGATGAAGTAACTCAAGAAAAATTAGGAGAAACTTTGTCTATGTTTGAAACTGAAGCTGAAGCTATGGAGACTGCAACTAATGAAAAACTTCCTAATAATGTTCAAGAAGGAACTTTAGGAACATTGTGGAACAAATTTAAAAACGGATTAAGTAATCAATATAAAACAGGAGTGTTTTTAGGTAATGCTGCTTTTAGGCCTAACTCTCTTGATCCTAATGATGTTCCAGAAAAATTAACAAATACTAGAAATGCAATTACGGCAGCAGTATTGACTGGTAAGTTTTTAAGTTATGCAGCAACTAAGGTATGGGGACAAGAAGATACAAATCAATTAAACGCAGACGCAGAAGGAAGACAAGTTGCAGAATTACAAGCTGCAAGAGATTTAACAATTAAACAATTTAAAACAGTTAGTGCAAGTAAAACTTGGGAAATGGCTATGCAGTCTGATCCTGGTCTCGCTACCGAAATACTCAATCTCCCTTTTGTGCAAGGTGATGTCCAGAAAGCTCAGGCCATTTTTCAAGTTATGAACGAAGCAAATAGTCCTGAATTATTAGATGCAAATAACAAATACATAGAAGCTGTTTACGATGTAACTGCTGATCAAGTTAAAAAAATTGCGTCTGGTGAAGACACAATAGGTGAAGCTTTAGTTAATGGACTAGGTTGGTATAGCAAGCATATTGTAGGAAGTATTTCAACTTCAGCTTTTCTTTTTTCAACAGATGAGGGTAGAAAAATGGCTGCTGAATTTGGTTATGGCGAATCAATTAAAAAAATGGATTATAGCCCTGCCGAAGTTCTTGGTATGAGAGGAACATTTACAGGGTCAATGATTGACATAGGAACAAGTTTTGGATTTGATCCAACTGTGTGGTTGCTTACTCCTGCTACTGGAATTAGAGCTGGAGCAGTAAAACAATTTGCTCACGCAAAATATATTAAAGGTTTTATGAACAAAGGTATTGGTAAAACTTTTGCAGATGACTTGTATAAAATTTTAAGAGACGGAACTAAATTACAAAAAAGAAAATTGCTCAGAGATTTTGGTGATGTAAATCAAGCTAAATTAAGAAACACAGTTAGAGATGACATTGCTAGAGGTAACGCTGAGACAACAAGTGAATTATTTTACAAGCACTATACAGATGCTTTGTTGCAAGGAGACAATCCTTACATTTTTCATAAAACTGCCTGGAATAGTTTTAAAGCAAAAAGAACTGCGTATCTTGTAGAGAAAGCTGCTAAAGGTGACGGTAAATCATTAAAAGCTTTTAGAAAACTTCTTACTGGTAAAAACATATCTACAAAAGTTAATCTTGCAGGCCCAAATGCTAAACGTTCAGTTATGGACGCAATAGAGTCTATGATTCAAGGAACTAAGTTACCTGAAGAAGATATTGTTAGTTTGTTAAATGGTTTAGAAGATAGTTTAGATGAGTTGTTTGAAGTTACATTAAATCAAGGAACAAATTTTAATAGTAAAGCAGTTGCAGCATTAAGAGTTCAATTAATAAATCAATCTGATCTAATTAATTATTTTGAAATGGCTTTAGGTAAAAGACCTAGAAACATAATTAGAAATTTAGATAATCGTACTACTGCCTCTGGTCAGAGTGTTAGAAACTTAGAGTTAGATGAGATTGGTGAAGGAGTTAAGAATCTTGATATGCCTAAATTTAGTTATCAAGGATTAAGTCCAATTATTAAGAAAGCTGAAGCAAAGTTAAAATTATTAAAGAAAAGTGGTGCAGCTGAAGACATTATTGAGAGACAAGTTTCTTATATTAGCAAATTAAAAGAAAATAGAAAAGCAGGTATTGTGAAACCTGCAAAAGGCACTAAACAAGGTGAAATAAAAACATACGATCAATTTCAAACTGAAGGTATTTTATCTGATGAAAATTTTTGGAGAGGTAGTGCTAATAAAGAATTTATGCAACAGTTGCTAGATGATGCAAATGAATTAGCTGGACTTGTTTCTGGATCAAAAGAATCAATTGCAGCATCAGCACAATTTACTAAATTCTTAGATGACTTTTATGTAAAGTTAGATGAGATTTTAAGCGGAACTTTAAGAGGTAGAAACTTTGAAGAAGTAGGTGCGCTAGTTCAGAAAACACATCATCAACTTATGAACAAGTTAGACAACATTATGAAAGAGTATGACACAATGCTAAACACTTCTATTAGAGGAGAGCAACAACGTGTTATGGTAGATGCTTTAAATAATATGGTTGTGAAACTGGGTTGGCATAAATACAAAAAATTTCAAGGTGGTTGGTATGAATTAGTAAGTGCTGGAGATAAAGTTTATGATCAAGCTAAAGCAGTTGCTAAAGGTGCTATTAAAAAAGATAAATTAGAAGTTCTTAAAGATCACCCAAATGCAGTTTGGGTAGAAAATCCAATAAAAATTAAAACTAACAAAGAAGGTGTAATTACTGCAATAGATATTGATTGGGCAACTATTAAGATAATGATGAATTATCAAGATGAGGTTGGTGCAGCTTCAGCAGTTCTTAGAGGTCAATCTAAAATTTTTGACAAACAACAAGGAACTAGATTTCTTTATAACGAAACTGAAGAAGCTTTTATGGCTGCTGGAAGACAATACGATGCTCAATTAATTCGTGATCTTAAGAAAAATTTTAGATTAAAAAGCGACATACCAGATGAAGAAGTTATAGCTTATGTAGAACAAGTTAGAGATTTAAGGAGAACTACTAATCAAGTTGTTGAAGGAGAACTTCCTATTAGTCCTTTGGAGTTTACTCTTATCAATTCAGCAGTTGAAGGCAACAATACTATTAATTTGTTTAGAAGATTAAACGAAAAATGGTGGTATGAAGCATTAGAAAAATTTCAAAGAACTTGGGCTTTTGAAAAAGTTATGAGACCTTCTACTGCTTTCGTTGCAGCTTTTGATGAGTTGTTCTTTTACAAATCTATACACGGTTGGAAAGGAACTCGTAAAGATTATTTTTTAAACAGAGGTGTAAGAAAAACACTTAGAGAAATTAGAAAAGCTGGTGGTGTTGATAAAGCTATGAATAATCCAGCATTAGCTGAAAAAATAAATGAGTGGGTTTATAAAGCTATGGAGAGACAACAAAAATTACCAATAGAAATTGCCCAGAGGTATAAAATCGGTTTTGATAAAAATGCCCCTGTGGAATTGCTATCTAATACAGATGCAGGTTTTTTCCAATATGCTCAGCAACATATAGACTCATTACTTAAAGATTACGGTTTCCAGCAATATGCTCAAGTAATTGACAAACTTAGAAAATTAAAACCAGGTAAAGAGTTAACTCAAAAACAAATAGATGATATGTTTCTTAAAGGTGAAGACGATTGGGCTAAATGGTTTTCAACATCAGACGCAGATTATATAAAAGGACTTAAGCTTTATGGATATAAGCAAGGAGAAAGTGCTATTAATACTGTTTATGTAGGTCTAAAAAAGAATCCTGTGCCTCATCAACATTATTTAACTAATTCAGAAGAAGCTTGGAAGTATTATGATTCACTTAAAAAATGGTACACACTGGGAGTTCCTGCTAAGCACGCAGATGATGTTTGGAACTCTTTTATAAAAGCAGCTTTAGAAAGAACTAGAAAAGGTGGAAATCTCAATGCTTTACCAGATCAAAAATGGATAGGCCGAATTAAAGTTCCAGGAGTTAAAAAACAAAATGGTTTCTTAGGTCAAAAAAATAAACTTATGGCTAGAGAGTCTTCATTAATGGAACAAATGTTTGGTAATCCTGCTTGGAATAGGGCAAACTTGTTTGCTAACAAAGCTCACGCAACTAGAGCTGAACAATTAAAAGCATTGTTTAAATCTCAAGGAAAACAAATTGTTAGAGCTGAAGATATAGGTGAAGGATTTGGTATTGCTACTGAAGCAGTAGATCCTAGATTTCAATCAGATATGTGGGGTATGTCGTATTTTGATCAACAATTATTTGATGCTGGTTATGTTACTGACAATTACATAAATGCTTTAGCTGCTGATTACGCAACAGGTGAAATAGACGATATGATGTTAAAGTTTCATATGTCTACACCAATAGGTAGAGATTTTAGATTTCTTGCTCCTTTCGGTGGGCCTTGGTCTGATTTCTGGGGAAGATATCTAAAAGATTTAACTAGACGTAGTCAACTTAGAGGTAATTGGTGGGCATTTACAGATGAAAAAACTGCAGGTAATTTTGTTAAAAGACGTTTAGCTGATACGCTAAATCACCTTCCTAATTTAAGAAGAGCTAGCTATATGTCAAGAATTGCTAATGCAGAATTAAAAGGAACAATGCCTAATCCACTTGCAGGAGCAGGACTTGGAGAAGAGAGAATACAAGTTGATTTTTCACCAATAACTTTTTTGCCTAACGGCGATAGTCCAATGTTTGCAGTTAATCCAATTGGTGGTGTCATACCAATTGCTTTAATTGGTGCTGCTATGAACGTGTTAGATAATGATGCTTACTTTGAATTACAAGATACTTTAGAAGATTTGTTTCCTTCTACTACTTTCTTTCCTCCAGAAGAACAATGGAAAAATGACGGCTTAGGAACTTTAGGTAGTTATATTGCTGGCGGTGGTGTTCTTAATCAAACATATAGATCAATGGATTTTGTGCAAGAAGCTTTAGGTATGCACGAAGCGCCGCAATCAATAGCAGATGTTCCTACACAATTAAAATATGGAAGAACAGAAAATAATTATCTTTACGACAACACAGACATTGTTTTGAATATGCAAACTAATTGGGAAACAATTGGTGATTTTCAAGACTATGCAAATTCAATTGCTAAAGATGCTAGAAATAATGCAGCTTTATCTGCTGGTGCTCAAGGAGTAATTAGACTTGGTGTTCCTACTAATGTTAAATTTACAACAAGATATACAGACGTTGCAGATAACTGGATTGATTTTGCTAATCAAGTAGGAATTTATGAAGATGTTGTGAGACCTGAATCAAGAGAACTGTTAAAAAATAATCCTTATAACGAAAATAATAAAGTACAAGTTTTAAATGATATAAGAAAATGGTGGTTTAGATTAGGAGATACTACTGAAGGTAGAGCGCAGCAATTACTGTTAGCTAGACAATATCCTCAAATTTATTCTATGACTATTCCTGGTTATACAGTTACAGAGATAGGAGCAAGACTTCTTCAACAACTTGAAGGAAAAATTTATAACGAAGGTGAAGTTTTTAGAACTGGAACACAAGATAACTCAAGCCAATACAAAGACTACTTAGCAAACGGATTAATAGAAGTTAGATTACCTGATGAGAAAGTTAAACATATGATTAACGAAAACGCAGGTTGGGTAGTCAATGCCGTTCCTGTTATTTATGATCGTATGGCTGAAGTTGTTAATCAAGGTTTAGTAGATGTAGCAGGAATACTTGGAGAAACTCAAGGTATGTCTTCTGCTGAAATATTATCTAATGCTGATATGAGAGAATATTATGGAATAGAACTTGCTTCTGCAGACGTTAAAAATATAGAAGATATATCTAGTAAGTTTACAAATAGATTATTTACACCAGAAGAGTTAGGTCCAGAAGTAACTGGATTAATACAAGAAGTGTTAGCTGGAACTGGATATGAAAATCCTGTTAACGGTTACTATTCTCCAATAGAAATAATTCCTTATTTATATGCTGCGCAAAAAGCAGGTAAATTAAATCCTGCTTATGTCTTTTCTTCACAAGATTCAGATAGTCAGCAATTTAACAAAGGTATGCAACTTCTTACAGGCCTAACTAAAGCATCAACATTTTGGGACGAAGATATAGACGGACCTCAACAATTAGAATTTTTAAAAAGATTTGAAAACAAAATGTACGCTTTAAATGAGTTGTGGGAAACCAATGACGGACAGATTGCTAACAACCAGGAAATTCAAGATTTAGTAGATGATGTATATGAAACATTTACAATTTTTAATCACATTATGGGAGACATAAATTCTTTTGAAGGTAAAGACATTATGAGTGGAGAACAATGGTGGAACTTCTTTATTAAACCTAAATTTAAAGCTTTAGACTTAGAGTGGAAACAACCTGTACCTGCTGAAGGTTCAATACAAGATCAGACTTTTTCTGTGACTTTAGCTGACGGAAGTATAGATGCAAAGTTTCAAACAATTGCAGCTTCTAAGCCATTTAAAGCAGTAAAAGTTAATGCAAGTGCTAGTAATGTGCCTGACGGAGACACAATTAACTCAATGTATAGCGCAAGTGATACAGAAGCAATTCGTGTTATAGGAATTATGGCTTACGAAATAGGAACTAATCCAGTAACAAATCCAGAAGAAAGAGAAATTGCTATACAACAAAAAGCATTTTTACAACAATTAGTTGATAGATATGAAGGAAGACTTTATTATGTTACAGATTCAAGATTTGGTAACGACAATAGAAAAGATCCATACAACAGAGTTTTAGGTTGGTTGTATGTAGAAAATGGTATTAATGGAGATTTAGCTGACGGCCAAGGAGAATACTTATTTTTCTCAGATCACTTCAGCCCAGCAGATAACTATTATACTTTAAACAGAGATGAGCCATTTGCTTCTGTTGAAACTAAAAAATCTGATAGAAGTGTATGGGATTTAGGTAATTTTATTGATAAGATAAAGGTTGATGATTAATGGCTAATAAAAGAAGAAATCCATATGAAAGTTATCCGCAAGAGATAATATCTCCTGATGTTATAGCTGGATATACAAAAAAATATTTAGACAAATATATGAAAACTAAAGTTGGAGGCGAACATTTTATGCCTTTGTTGTTTTCTGTGATGCACCACGAATCAGGTGGTATGAATAAATGGATAAAAGCTTCAGGAACTGAAGGATCTTTTGGTTTATTTCAAATTAATTGGAGAGTTCACGCAAAAGATATTGTAAATAATTATCCTCAATTTAAAGCAGCTGGTATTCAAGATATGGATATTAGTGAAATGGACGAAAATACTTATGCAGATTTAGTAGAACTAATAGGTGATTTAGATTTTCAATTTTCTTTTGCGAAAAGGTTAATGGACAATAGAGATGCCAAAGGTCAAAATATATTTGCAGATTGGAACGCTTATAACGGTGGAGGATATAAGCAACATTTTGATAATTATGTAAATGTTGTTCAACCTTATGAAAATATGCTTGATGAAGATTTATTAAATCTTGCTAACAATTATACATCTGGTCCAGTTAATCCTCCTGGTAGTGATCCTATTGGTGGAACAGACCCAGCAGATACAAATATTATTACTGGTCAACCAACAGATCCATTGGAAAAATGGAAACAAATTAAACAAGCTTATGGTGGTCAATTCTATGATTATGCAAATGATCAATGGATAGGTGATTATCAAAATCAATCAGGTATAAAACAATGGGAAACAATATTTCAAGTAGGTTTAAAAGGTGATCTTAATACAAGCTATGCAGATTGGTTTGCAAACTCTGCAGATGACTTTAACGGAACATTAGACAAAGCTTGGGGATCTATATCTAATCAAGAAGGATTTTTTAATCCATTTCAATTAGGTGCTTTAAGAGGTGCTCCAACAATGGCTGATACTGTAAAGATAGCCGTATATAACAGATTTTTACGTTCAGCATCTAACGCAGGTTTTAGCGCTAGTGTTGCTCAATCTATGGCTTTGCAGCACTTAGCAAATCCAATTGCAATAGATCGTATGAACAGAGCAGTTGGATATGGTATGGAGAGAAACTTATCAGTTGAAGAATTAATAAATATTGTATCTCACGATATTTCAAATTATCAACACGAACAAGATCGTAAAGATTGGGCATTTAGAATACCTGATTATCAAGATACTACTGCTCAAGAAGTTGCAAGTTTAAACGAAAAGATAAATACAAAGGTAAGTTCTGTGTTACTTCAAGATTCACCATATTTAACTGATGAAATCAGAAGAGCTTATACAGATTACAAGATTATTAATCCTAATACACAAGTTTCCATAGAAGATTTCTCTATGCCTTTTATAAAACAAACTGATAGGTATAAGAGAATATATCATCAGAAACCTGCGATGTTTTCACCAGAACAATACATTAATCAATATGTTCAAGGTGTAGGAAGTGTTATGGCCCCTGGAGATTCAAACTATCAAGAAATGATTGCTAGTCAGGCATCTATGGGCGGAACTGCACAAGAAGCGCAAACAGGTGCTTTCTTTGGAAGTGCTAATGTAGGATTAGGAGATACATTTAGAAATAAAGTGTCTTCTTTAGGAGAAAGAGTAGGAGCGTTGTTTAATAGATAATGGTTAGAAGAAATATTAGAAGACTTACTTTTGATTTTGATCCAACAAGACCAGCTAGTGAAGTCATAAAAGAAATACAAGAAAAAGCAGTTAAAGAAGCAATTAAAGCAAAAGTAGAGGAAGCTCCTAAAGGAACTCCTGTTGCTAATATTGTACAAGAATTTAAAGCTCCAGCTCCAGTTTCAGCTCCAGCTCCAGCTCCAGTTGCTGCAGCTCCAAAATCTGATCCGCCTAATACTAGATTTCCTCAAAGGCCAGAGCCAGCTCCAGCTCCAGCTCCTGAGCCACCTAATAGAGTATTTCCTCAAAGGCCAGAGCCAGCTCCAGCTCCAGCTCCTGAGCCAGAGCCAATAATTGAGCCAGAGACAATAATTGAAACTGAAGAAGGTAGTGCAACTGATGAAGAAGTTAATGCAGTTTACCAAGGAGTCTATTTTGATTTTGCTCCAGGAATTGATCCTCAAGATGTTATAGCTGACCCTGAAGCTTTTGAGCCAGAAGAAAGAAATCCTTATCAAGCTGCAATAGAAGATATTGGATTTATTCCTCCAACTCCTGGTCAAATTTACGGAGATGAAGATGCAGTTGATATTGCTGGAAATCCTGTTAATACTTCAAATACTTTACTTCCAACACCTCAGCCATTAGTAGAATTAACTCCTTACGCTCAAGGTGGAACTTGGTATGCAGTAACAGGTTATCCTGGATTGCCAGTAGCTTACTTTGTGGAATATACACTTCCAGGTGGAAACAAAATTTACTACTACGCAGATAGAAAAGATTTAGATACGCTAGAAGGTATTGGTGCAGGCAAAGAGCCGCCAATAGTTGGAACTGTATCTTATAGCGATTTTAAACAAGGAAGAATACCTGGCGGAAGTATTTCAGATGTTGTGGGAACTGAAGAACATTATTCAACAAGAGTAGAGAGAACATTAATGGCTCCTACTGGTGACTTGTTGTTACCAACTTGGGCTAATGATGATCCAGAAATAAAAGATTTATTTTATATCGCAGTAGCAGAGAATTGGAGTGACACTAAGTTTTTAAGAGAGATGTCTAAGAAAAATTCTTTTAAAGAAAGATATCCTGCTTTTCAAGATATGCTTTCTTTAACAGGAGGAGATCACGCACAAGCTTTAGTTAACTATCAAGGATACGAGCGTAAAGTAAGAGAGCTAAATAACAGATACGGAGAATCTGCTGATGCTCAAGCTTTAGCTGCTGAAGCAATTAAAAAAGGTTTTACTCTTGATGATTTACAAGCAACCTACGATATCTTTGAAAGAGCAGAACAAAACTCTGATGCTATGCTTGCTTTTCAAAAAGTAATTAATGCACAAGGATTAGATTTTGATTTAACTAGCCCTCAAGGAATTGTAGATTTCTTTAAAGGAGCTGCTCCTACTGAGATTTATGATCTATACGAAGCAAGTTCTATTACAGAACAAGCGTCCAAATTAGAGCTAAATGACTTGTCTGTGGAAGAAGCTTTAGAGATAGCTAGGAATACTCCTGGACAATTAACTAACCAACAAGTCTCTGCTGCTTTACAATCAGCATCACAAACTCTTTTAAGATTCAGAGAGTATGTTGACTTAGGTGCTTATGGTTTAGACGCAGATCAAATTATAAATCTATCTTTAGGATATAAAGAGCCAGGCGGTATGACTGAAACAGAACTAGCTACTGCTTTATTTAGAATTTATGAAAAAGATGAGAACTTACAGAATTTAGCTTCTGGACTTGCTGGAAGTAAAAGTTTTCAGCAGAAAGATAGACAAATCCGATCTATTGGTTAAAATTGGTAATAACAAGAGATTACTCAAACCTCTTGTTTGAAATAACTGGCTTTGAGTTAATAACAAAAGTATAAGATACCACTCGATCCCTATAAGAGTGTGTAGACATAATAGGAGTAATAATGTCAAATGAACAAGGAGCTGGTTTGTCTAACGAAGAATCAATCCCAAATTTACGTGAAGCTTTAGATAAAGCTAAATCGGATAATAGTACGTTGCAAGAGCAATTCAACCAAGTATCTGGAGAACTAAAAGGTATGAAAGCTAAAGAAGTTTTCAGAGCTAGTGGTTTTCAAGATTCTCACGCTGAATTATTTCTTAAAGCAAATCCTGATGCTGAAATCAATAATGATACAGTTTCAGAATTTGTAACATCGTATAACTTATCCCCTCAAAGTGCACCAGTAGAGCAATCTGCTGGCTTAAACGATATGGGTCAAGTTGCTGATAATGCAAGTCCTTCTGTTGTTGGAACACCTGAAGGTGGAAAAATGACAAAAGAACAATACAAAAAATTACAAGTAAGTGATCCAACCGCAGCACACGAAGCGTTAATCCAGGGCAAGGTAGAGATGAGAGACGATAATTACGTAGCTAACCAGACTTTTAATCAATAAAAGAAGGGAAAGTGACAAATGGTCGACTTTACAAGTAATGATACGAATACCACTACGTATAATGATACTGTTTACGCAGCTATCATTAACGATGATATTCTAGATGCTTTACAAGCAGCCGTTGTGACACCTCCACTTCTAGCTATGTTCGATTTATCAGGACAACCGTCTAAAGCAGTAGATATTCCAATAGCTGATGCTGAATCAGCTGCTGGAGTTTCAGAAGGTGCAGAGCTTGCAAACACAGCTCTCTCAACTTCTAAAGCTACTCTTACTGCTTCTGAGGTAGGAATCATGGCTACAATCACAGACGTATTAGACGTATCTTCTATTGCGGCAACTCGTGGTGCTCAAATGAGACAAATGGGTAACGCAGTAGCTCAAAAGATTGACGTCGACATCTGTGCTTTGTTAGCTGGATTCGGTACCGCAGTCGGTACTTCTGGTTCTAATCTATCACTCGCTAACTTATTCTCAGCAATTTATACCCTAGAAGCAGCTAATGCTCCTGGGCCTTATGTTGGTGTATTACACCCAGTTCAAATTGCTGACTTAAGAACTGCCGTTGAAGGTTCCTCTTCAGGAATCTTTACTGGTGGCGGTGTTAGATCTGGTGCTGGAGAAATTGGAACAAACGAAGATACTGGATTTTTTGGTAGCTTTATGGGGATTGACTTATATCAATCAACAAACGTTCCTACTGCAAACTCTGCTGCTGACCGTGCTGGAGGTATATTCTCAAAAGATTATGCTCTCGGTATGGTACAAAAATGGCCTGCAAAAACAGAAATCATGCGTTGGGCTCCAATTCGTGGTTTCGTTGTCGTAGTGTCATCTATGTATGGCGTTGGAGAAATCGTAGACAGTGCTGGTGTGGAAGTCACAACAGACGCTTAAGCGTTTAAGTCTGGATAGGCAGAAAATTTTATTGTCGTGTGTTCCTATCAACACACACGACAAAGGAGAAACATGGTTGAAAAGAAAAAAACAAGAGCTAAAAATGACAAAGGTCAATTTGTAGCTGATGATCCAAGTACACCTGATGTTAATGAAGCTTTCGTACAGGAAGATAAAGACTCTCAGTATGTAAATACTAAGAAGTTTAAAAAACAAACTTTAAAATTTACTGCACAAGGTAAATATCCTGACGGAAGAAAAGTGCCTTTTAAGAATATGAAAACTATGAAAGCACTACAAGTTGATCCTGACGGTATAATAACTGGAAATGTAGTTCAATTACCTTGGGAACAAACTGTTAACAACGGTGTAGCTGGTGAACCTCAAGATCAAATAGGTCTTAAAAAATACGAAAGAAAAGGTTTTATCTTTTGTGTAAATGAGGACGGTACACCTATTTTTTCTACTTTATGGGACGATTGGTCTGAATATGACGCAGCTTATGAAGCTAAGATAAGAAATTCTTATCAAGGTGAAGCTGGTAAATTTGGTACAAGAGCAACTACAAGTAGGACAATGACTGGTGTCTAGTAAGGCAAATAAAAAAACAAAACAATTTGAATTAAAAGATGCTTCCAAATTAATGGAAGACTCTTTTAAATTGGATAAACACCTGAAGCCTAAAGCTTCTGATTTAGGTAATGAAGAATTAGGTGACGGTGTTTTCCAGAAAAAAGTTCGTGTTCATAGAGATGCTAGTGGTGAAGTATCACAACTTATAGATGCTGAAGCACCACTTACTAAAGAGGAAGAGTTAGCTCAATTAAAAGTTTATTCTAAAGTAGCTGAACAACCTCCTGTTATAAAAAAAGCTCCTAGAACTGATAAAGGAAAAGTAATTCATATACTTGCAACTCGTCTATTTGAAGACTATGTTAAGAATGCAAGTAATATGACTAGACCGAATCCACTGAGAGACGGGATACCTGGTTGTGCATGCCCTGTGAAGAGTAAGATAGGTTGTGTGGATTGGTGTGGTAAAGATAAGCTTGGTCCTAGGAAATGGACGGCATCAGCACAAGAGGTATACGATTGGTTAGTAGAAGTGGTAAGAAGAAGAGCCAACATAGTAGATAGTAGTAAGAAAAATGGCTAGTGCAGCTATAGTTCAACAACGCGTAAAAGACTATCTTTATGGATCTGATTATGTTAAAAGGCCTTTTACCGATTTCTTAAATCAATCTGGCAATGTTTCAGCAACAGATACAGTAATAACAGTTACTAACATTAATAGTTGGGCCGTTGGAGACATTGTTGAATTTATTACTGGTGAACAAGCTTACATTAAAAGTGTTGACGTAGATAACAGTAGATTTACTGTAGCTAGAGCTTGGAACGGAACAACCGCAGCAGTCGTAACTGATTTAACTGCAATAGAAAAAAATCCTAAATTTACAATATCTAAAATAACTACTGCAATTGATGCAATAATTGAAGAGTTATATCCTGAAGTTTATGTATTTCATACTGGTAGTGCTACTGCAAATAAAGATAGTTATTACTATACAACAAACGATACAGGCCTAAAAGAAGTTCTTTCTGTGTATTATCCTCGTTCTGGCTCTTTAGGTAGTGATGAACCTTGGGTAATTAACACTTGGAAAATGACAAAACACATGCACACCTCTGGCTTTGCCAATGGCATAGGTATAACAATGTGGGACTATGGTGAGCTATCTCACGGCGATACATTTTATTACACCTTTAAAAAGAAAATAGCAGCAACAACAGATTTATTAGACAGACAAGTTGAGTTAGTTGTGTTAGGTGCAGTCTTTAAACTTATGGGATCTACAGTTCCTTCAAGTACATTTGACTCAAAAGACGGAAGACAAGTAACTCAACCAGGACAAGAAAGTTCTGATTCAAGGTGGTTTTTAAGTGAATACCAACGTTCTCGTAAAGAGGAAAACATGAGACTTAAAGAAGAGGAACGTTTTGTTCTAACCAGTCGTCAAACTAGACGACAGAGGACGTATCGTGATTGATGGATATTTTCATGTACAACTCGGTAGTTATAAATACAGGCTAGCTAATAACGCTCTTGACGCTCATTATACGGCTAAATTAATAGCTCTTAATGCAAGTAACGCACAAGTTACACAATCATCAGAACAACAGATAGATTTAAATCCTGATTCATTAGTTTGGGAAAGTACTGATTGGTCAGGTGGTGAAGGTTCTAAAAAATGGAATCCACAAAAATCAAATATGTACGACATAAGTTATAAAGTAGACGCTCTACATACTCCAGGAAGTGTTAGATTAGCTAAAGATGTTGAAGCAAGTGGTATAAGTCAAACAGGTAGTTTAGTAAAAGCTAATGACAAATTAATTTTCTTTTCTCAACAAGATGACACTTATTCTATATATTCAGGAAACTTAGCTAATACAACATGGACTTCAAATGATACTTCTGCACTAGGAGATAGTGATTTTTTTGCTACACGTGGAGACGGAGACGGTAAATACGCTTATATTCCTCAAGGCAATTCAGATGATATATATAGATTTACTATTAGTAGCGATGCAACTGCTGCTGCTACTGAAACATTATGGCAAAACTCTGATCAAACATCAGTATTTGATAGACCATTAGTTAAAATAGGAAACAAATTAATTACTGTTCATTTAGAATCTGATACTATTACAGTTCTTGAATACAATGTTGCATCTGGTGCTTTACAAGGAAAAACTACAATATTTCAAACTAATGTTGCTACATTAGATTCTTTTAGTAATCAAGGAATTATAACAAAAGGTGATGATGAAGCATTTGTATGTGTAAGAACTAAACAAGGTGAAAGCGTTTTATTTAGAATAAGGCCTACTTCTGCTTTGGGTACTGGTTATGGTGTTGAAGTTGGACGATTAGCAGGATTTAATGTTGATTGTATTTGGTATGCTGCAGGTGTTTTATTTATGGGTGGAACTTCTACTACTACTGGAGTAGGTGAAAGAGTTATTTATTATGCAAAAGGAACAGAGTTAGGTTCTTTTGGATTATTAAGACAAGATGAATCATTTACAGACGGAAAAATGATTCTATCAACAGACGCTACTCGTATGGATAGAACGTTCTTTTTAGCTCCTACTGGTTCTGCTGCTGACACCTGGACATTGTTTACTATTGACTTATTAACTGGTGCAATATTTGGTGGACCTGAATTTACTTCAGTAGATGAACCTAGCAGTTTAGTAGATTTTTTAGGTAGAATATTTTTAACACAAGATAAAACGGCTTCGTCTAGTGGTTCATATAGAACTGCTGGAACTTATGCTACTTCTGGAGAGTTATTTAGTTCTGTGCATGATTTTCAATTAGCTGACGAAAAAACATTATTATCAATAAGATTATCTACAGAACCATTACCAGCAAACACTTCAGTTCAATTGTATTATCAAAAGGATCAAAATGGAACTTGGACTTCTGCTGGGACTGCATACAGTACTACTGGTGGAACAAATAATACCTATGAGATATCTACTAATTCTGCATCTGTTAAATTTAACAACTTACAATTAAAAATAAAACTTACAACAAGTGACACTAGTACTACACCTGTAGTTAGAGCAGTCTCAGTTAGAGCTACTCCTAGTGAGACAGTTAAAGAGTGGGATCTAGTATTAGATGTAACTGATGCTGATGCTAACGCGCAAGGCACTGCTTATACTGGAGCTACATTAATTAATAACATACAGAGTTCTGCTGATGCAGAAAATGTTATAGAGTTTAGAAACGGATATGAAAGTAGTAGCTCTGGTTCTTATGACACCTATCAAGCAATTATAAAGCAATATGGAATACAGTTAACGTCTCCAGGAGAAGGAACTGTTGTGGTAAGATTAAGGCAAGTTCATTAATTACGATGAGGAAGATTTAAAGAAAATGGCTGGTAGAAGAGTAACTTGGAAATGGGGAAACCAAACACATAGTGGTACACTTATTCCGAGTATGGAAACTAAATCTGCAAGATTTGCTAGAACTAAAAATGGTAAGATTAAAAGATTACCTAAAAGGAAATAAGTATGGCTCACGAAGCAAGAAAAAAAAGTTTATTAAAAAAGCATAATCTTACAGGTGTCAATAAAGTTAAAAGAACTCCTAGTCATAAAACTAAATCTCACATGGTTTTAGCACAAGAAGGTCACCAACTTAAGTTAATTAGATTTGGTCAACAAGGTGTTAGTGGTGCTGGTAAGAAAACAGACTCTAAATCTAAAGCTAGACGTAAAAGTTTTAAAGCAAGACACGCTAGTAATATTAAGAAAGGTAAAATGTCTGCAGCCTACTGGGCTAACAAGACTAAATGGTAATATGGGTTATCAAGTAATATCAGACTTTTTTGATTTAAGACCAGCTAAAGACGTAACATTTGATGTTCAAAGAAGTTTAGCTTTTTTTAAAGCATCTGGTGCAGCAAATCCTATACCTTTGATAGCTTTAGATAATCAGACTATACTTCCATTTATAAAAACTAATGGAGATACAAGTAATATTAAAACGAGAGCAGGATAAACATGGCAGATAAAACACCAATAAAAGCAACGTTTGACGCAAATAGTGATGCAGACGGATTATCAGAATTTGTGTCAGGTGATACAGTTCCTTATACACATGGAGGAACAGGCCTCGCTGCATTGGGATCAGCTTTACAATATTTAAGAACTAACGCTGCAGCTAACGCTATGGAGTGGGGAACTGTTGCTGGAGACATTGAAGCAGTAACCGCAGGAGACGGTCTTAGCGGTGGTGGAACAAGTGGATCTCCAAGTATTGCTTTAGATTTAAATGAATTAACTGCGGCTTCAGTTAATGTTGCAAACGATAGTATTGCAATAATTGATGCAGATGCTAGTAATGGTTCCAAGAAAGAAAGTATTGCAGATTTAGCAACTGCTATGGCTGGTAGTAATGTAACTGCTTCTAATGGACAATTTTCTGTTAGTGCTGGTGTAACATTAGGATTAGTTTTAGCTCTTAGCTAGGAAAGGATAATTTATGGCGGATACATTACACTCAGTTCAAGGTGTGTTAGGAACATCAGCAGGAGATATTGTTGATGCAGTTCCTTCATCTACAACTGAAACAGTAATAGGTATTCTTGTATCAAATGTAAATTCAAGCAGTGCTGATGTAACAATTGATTTAAGTGTTACAAAATCTGGTGGAACATTAAGACACATTTTAAACAATGTATCTTTACCATTCGGCACAACTATTGAAATAACAACAAAGGTAACATTAGAAACAGGAGACAAACTACAAGGTTTGTGTTCAGCAGCTTCTAGTGCTGAATACAACGTTTCATTTTTACGTCAAGATTAAGGAGTTCTTATGTCATACATTGGGACTCAATCACGAGATGTAAGAAACAACATAGGTTTATATACACCTAAACAAATACATAACTTAGTTAAAGACGGCAGTTGGAGCGGATCTCTAGAATTTATTGCTGAAAGTTCTGCTAGTTCTAGCACAATAGATTTTGTTGATAAATTTAGTAATCATAAAACACATTTTATTCAACTCATTAATTGCACTCCTACTACACAAACTGAATTTGGAATTAAATTTTCCAATGATAGCGGTAATGATTATGAAACTTCTAACTATGCTTTTACAAATTACAGAGTATATTCAAACAATTCATCTGGAGAAAGAAAAAGTAATTCACAATCTTCAATTAGGTTAGGTGGAGACGTTTTAACTAACTCTGAATTTAATTGTAATTTTTACATTTACAATGCTAATATTTCATCACAGTACACGCACGTCACAACTGAGTGTACTTTTAACCAAGGAACTATTTACGCACAGGAATTTGGCGGCGGTTCTTACCGTGTAACTGAAGAAATTAGTGGAATAAGAATTGGACAAGAAACTTCAATAAATGCATTTACAAGTGGTACTGCTCGTCTTTTTGGAATTAAAGAATTATGAGTAGTAATTTAAGACTAATCAATCAAACAACTGTTAGTGGTTCAACATCAAGTGTTAATATGGAAAATGTTTTTAGTTCTGATTTTGACAACTACCAAATTATCATTGATAATGCAACTTCTGATGTTAATTCTATTGATTTACGAATTAGATTTATTGATACAAGTGGAAATGTTATAGACGATTCAAATTATGATCAAGCTTGGCTTCGTATGAGGCAAAGTGGTTTTAATCAAAATCGTATTGTAGACCAGAACCATATTTTTTTTGGTCAATTGGCTGGCACACTTGGAGCTGGAATAACAGGATACATATTTACTCCATTTAAAGGTGACTGTTATACTTGGCAACAGTTTCAAGCTAGTGGTTTTAGTGGCTCTGAAGATAGAGCGTTTAAAGGTGTTGCCGTTTTAAAAGAATACACTGCTATCAGCGGTTATCAAATTGTAACTGGTGGTAATAATATTTTAACTGCAACTATAAGAACTTTTGGAATGAGAGCTGATCACGAATAATGGCTGGAAAAATAATTCAATTACAAAGTAAAGAAATAACAACTGCAACTTCTACTGTAAGTCTTATAGGTATTGATGATAACTCAACTCATATTGTGACTTTTAATAATTTAAAAACTTCTAATAATACAAAGAATCCAAGATTTAGATTGACTAAAGCAAGTGATGATTCTCCAGATGATACTTCTAATTATGATCAAGCTACAAGAAGTTTTAGAACTGATACAGGTTTTAACAATGGTACTGGTGTGGATAGTTCATCTTGGTCTATTGGTAATATTGGCACTGGTACTGAAGAAGTAGCACAAGGAATTATTTACCTTTATCAATTTGCTGACTCAAGTCATTATTCATACCAAAGAATTGAAGCTAATTATAGACATAGTACAAACAGTGTTTTGTTTGCTCAATTTGGAGGTGGTGTTCATACCGTAAATCAAGCAAATAATGGTGTTTCATTTTTTGAAGGTGGTGGTGATACAATTACTGGAGTGTTTTCGTTGTATAAGGTGGTGGCAGTGTGAGTAGTGAATTTGGATATATACCAGATAGTCCAGAACAAAGTTTTGGAAACAACAAAGGTATTTTTACACCTAAAGATATTTATAATTTAACAAGAGCAGATAAATACAGAGACTTTGGTCAATTAGATTTAATAGAAACACTAGCACAAAGTAGTGTTAGCACATTCAATTTTAGTAACTTACCAATTGACAAATATGACGTATTTTTTTTAACTTACAATTTTCATAGTGGCAGCCACGATGTAGGAATATTTGGTAGATTTGGACAAGGTATCAATTACAAAGATAGCAGCAATATGTATGCAAACATAAGAGGAGAAGCAGATGACACATTTGGAAATTACACTTCTACTTCAATGTGGGCTCATCAACACGCAAATTTAGGGACAATGGCTACAAGTCCAGACGGCTTAGGTTTTACTGGTTATGCATATTTATATAATATGGGGAATAGCGAAGCATATAGTTATATAAGTATTCATAGTTGTTTTACTTCAAGAACAAACAATACTGCAGCATTTAATATTGGTGGTGGAGTTTACCCTGTTCAAGAAATGCATAATAGTTATGCTATTTTTCCTAACACAGGTAGTTTTAGTGGGAATGCAAGTATGTATGGAGTTAAACATGGCTAATTTAATATTTTTAAAAGAGACAAGTACAGATACAAATGCTAGTTCATTATCAGTTACTGATGTATTTTCTTCTCAATATAAATTATATAAATGTATTTATACAGTTGATGAAGTAGGAACAGAACTTGCAACAGAAACAAGATTATTAAATTCAAGTGGTGTAGTCGATTCAAGCAATTATGATCACGCATCGTGGAGTATGGCTACAAATGGTACTGGAGAATTTAATGATGAGAACGCAGATAAATGGCAATATACAATATATAACGAATCAACTTATGGTGGATTTTATGTAATGTATATTTATAACCCTGCTGACACTTCAAGTTATACATTTTCTAATTGGCAAACTTCAACTCTTTATTTAGCTAGTTCAACAAAAACTTATATAGCACGTAAAGCTATGGGAGTATTGAAAGTAGCAGAGGCACACACAGGGATACAAGTCTATGCAGCAAGTTCTAATATAACAAAAGCAAAATTAACAGTATATGGAGTTCAATAATGGCACAAGAAGATAGATTTTCAAGTTCTTTAGTTTTAATAGATGAATTTACAATAAGTTCAGCAACGGCTGCAGTAACTCTTGGTGCAGGTAGTAGTGGTAGTAGTGGTGCAAATGTCTCTATTGATACTACTTATGATGTTTACAAAATTGTAGCTATGAATGTCAAAGTAAATACAGATGATGCTTTAGCGGTGAGGATTACAAAAGGTGGATCTGTGCAAGATGATAGTAATTACGATGATGCAAAAAAATATTTAAAATCAGACACTTCATATTCAAATATAGGAAATGAAGATTTAACACAAGTTGATTTTACTGCAACAATAGATAGTGGAGTAAGTGCTTCAGCTGGTAATGGTATTGGATATTTATTTAATTTTCCAAATGCAGATGAATATAGTTTTGTAACTATAGAGAGTTCACATTTTCAATATAATGACAATGCAGGTAGAGGTTTTTACGGGTGTTTTATTCATACTGTAGCTAGCGCAAGTGACGGTGTTACATTTAAAACAAATGGTGGCAATAATTTAACTGCAGGCCATTTTGCTTTATATGGATTAAAAAAATAAATTATAGTAAGATAGGAGAGATATGGCTATAAAAACAATTGAAGAGTTTCGAACTGAAGCTACTTCTGAAATAGAAAGTGAAAAACCTTTATACGCAGTTGTTAATAATGAAAGACGAGAGTTCACAGATTTAGAATACAATCGTATTATTGAAGATAGAGCTCAATTTAAATTACATAAACAAAATAGTGGTTATAAAGAAGATAGGTTAAATGAGTATCTTTCTTTTGGAGATCAATTAGACCAATTATTTTGGGACATAGACTCAGGAAAATTAGACAAAACTGGTTCTTGGTATAAAGCTATTAAAAAGATAAAAGACGACAATCCAAAACCTTCATAAATCTGTGTTATAATCCGATTTATGGATTACATAATAGGGTTTATATTTGGATATTTTATAAAAGAAATTATTTCTTATATTAAAAATTTATCTGAAATTAAATTACCAAATAATTATGTAAAAGAAGATTGGGATTGGATAGAATAATGAAGGCGCAAATTAATTTAGGACAAATACTACAAGGTGGTTTAGCTGCTTTAGTAGGTTGGTTGTTTAAAACAGTCAATGATATGCAACAAGAAGTTGCAACATTAAAAGCACAAGTCGCTGCATACCAAGATAGTATTGGTGGCTTTAATCAAAATTTAATAATCATAGAAGAAGTTATTAGAGAAATATTATTTAAGGTTGGAGGATAATGGACTGTTGTGGCAACGGTTGTTGTGGTGGTAGATGATTGAAAAGCTACGAAAAAACATTGGTTTGGTCCTTGGTCTTCTTACTATTTTGGCTTCAATCGCTGGCGGCATTAACACTGCTGGTAGAATGGTTGACACCTTATCTACTATTGATGAACGAGTATCTAATCTTGAAGATATCATAGCTGAAAATCAAGTAGAAGCACAAATATCAGTATTATATGAAAAGATATATCAATTAGAACAATCTAATTACAACAACCAATACCTGGAAGACAGGGTACTTATACTAGAGCAACAAGTTTATGACTTAGATAGTAAACTTTATGACGTTGAGTACATAGAAGACAGACTTACATACTTAGAAGCTAATCAAAGTAATCACTATCACGACACACAAGAATCTGACGGAGTTGAGCCATGGGAATTTGATCAACTTAAAGACAGAGTGCTGATATTAGAAACACAATTTAATGATAAGTGGTGGAAATTTGACGATTTTGATTATCGTATAGATGATGTCAATAATCAAATAAATGATTTATGGAGTTATACTCACGGACATTAATGATAATTGTAAGAGATGACGGATCGTTTATTAAAATATGTAACTGTAAGTATGGTACTATTAGCTGCAGTTGTGAGTTGGATAGCGACTCCACTAAGTTTTCTGTTAGTTAAATTAGAGAATAGGAGATACAATGAAGTTAACAGTTGTTAGAACTCAACTAGGTTTAGATGCAACAAATGGAATTTTGCTTATAGATGACTTGTTTGAGTGTTATACATTAGAAGATCAATATCAAACAGTTAAAGTTATGCATGAAACTTGCATACCAGAAGGCACATACGATATAAAATTTAGAAAGACAGGCGGATTTCACGCTAAATATACAGAGAGATACAAGAACGCACACTACGGCATGCTCGAGCTACAGGACGTTCCTGGGTTTAAATACATACTTATTCACACAGGTAACACTGACGAACATACATCAGGTTGCTTAATTGTAGGAGAAACACAACAGGATTTAGAAGTATCTAAAGACGGTTTTATAGGTAGCAGTGCCGTAGCTTATAAAAAAATGTATTCCAAAGTAGCAAAAGAATTATTACAAGGTAAAAAAGTAACTATAGAATATACAACAATTAATGAGTTATTGAAACCTGAATCTAAAAATAATTTTTCTGATGATAAGAAGCTCGATACAATTATTGCTAAACTAGAAAACATAGAAAATAAATTAAAATTGGGGAGACTGATTAAATGAATACAGAATTAAAAGATATGTTAGAAAAAACTCTATGGACATTTGTAGAAGCTTTTATTGGAGCTTTAACAATATCTCCACTTGTTGGAGTTGAAGCTAATGCTTTACAACTAGCTGCTATTGCAGGTGGTGGTGCAGCTTTAGTAGTTATCAAAGAGTTTGCTAAGAAAAAGATTGGAAATTAATATGCCTATTTATGGTAAAAAATCTATGAGAATGAAAAAGAAAAGACCTTCTCGTACTAAAAAAAAGAAGTAACAATAAACTAAAAACCCTCTTTTTCAAGAGGGTTTTTATATTATGTTACCTTGTTAGGAGGTTGACATAAACTTTGATACTTTTATATTAAAAAGGTATCTCATCTTTGTCAACTTCAACTGCAGCATCTGCATTTACTGCAGTAACTTTCTTAGCACCAACAGGAAAGAATTTATTAATTTCAAGATATCGACTATCGTTCTTGTCCTCAATTAATTCTACACCTATAGGCTTTCCTACATAATCTTGTGGATTAAAGCTAATCTCACCTTCTTGCATAGGTAAACCAAGTGCTCCGATTAACTCAACAAGTTTCCACTTTGCATTTTTAGTGAACATAGTGAAAGTAAAAAGTTTTAACTTTCCAACTTGCACAGTCCACTTCCAGCCTTCGTTCCCGCTTTGAGCCACGTGATCTACTACTTCTACAATGGTTGCTTCATAATCACCAGGGGTAATTTGATTAACACCACCATTACCTGATATGTCATCAGATGTTAAACTAATTTTTTTAGCTTGTACTGTCATTTTTGTCCTCCAATAGTTTCTCTAGGAAATAATCATCTTGTGCATATAAATGTAGCCCTAGACCTACTCTCATAGCACATCTTTTAATTGCATCACTAATAGCATTTTTTAATCTGTCACCATTAGTTCTACCTTTACGAAATGGGTGTTCAACGTCACCAACTTCTTGAATCTTAATTTGCTCACCGTCAATATAAAGACTAAGTTCTAAGATTACGCCAGTGCATACTTGCCCAAATTCAGGGTGCAAGTCATACACAACCTCAACAACTCTTTGATCAAAAGGACCTAAGTGCGCAAGCAACCTTTGATTAACTGCACTATGTTCTACATAGTCACCAAATTTACCTGCATCACTACCTTTTTTAACTAAAGCAGTAAATGGTTTTGCTAATGCTTTAAGGTCTTTCAAGTCTATCACCGTCCTCCATACCTACTGCCCATTTAGGTGCAGCAGCAGTATCACAATTAATAACTGCTAACTTAGATTTTTCATCTACAACTCTTTCTAAAAAAGTATCTCTAGCAACTTGTGATTTCATACCACGTTTTTCAGCCACGGCATCAAGTCCACGCAATTTAGGTACAAATGTATGTCCTAATATAGCAGACAAATCACCCATTACACTGGCACTAGCATTACCTTCAAGTAACCAATTTAAAAAACCAGGTAAGTCTATTGTTTTATACTTATATCCTTTATTAACATGGAACACAGTATTGTTCAATTTAAACGTACCAGTCTCTTCAATTTGAGATGCTAACTTAGAGTCAGCATAACTATTGATTCTTGTTGTAGCTTGTTTAGCATTTGTTATTGGTATACGAGCAACTGCAAGATCTACATCTTTCATTTCATCAATGTCAAATGCAATTTCAGTATTTTCAATCTCATCTGATTTAGACACTTCTTTAGCTGCGTCTAATATATCATCTGTATACATCATTTTTTCCTCCCATACAAATTAACAGAGTTTCGAACGCTTACACTTTTGAAATCATAATAGGGGTGCGACTTCCTAAAATATGATGCCATATTGTATATCTTCTGTCTTTTTTTTCTCTGAACAGAAAGTAATTCAACCCACTTGTCAGGGTGTTTATCCATTAATTGAATAAATCCCATGCGTTCAGCAAGTGGTCGTGTTTCAGACTTTACATACTCCCTTTTTGGAAGTTCTTCATGTATTTCTGTCATACTACCTCCTTTATAAGATTGGCGGGCAGAACAGGAAAGTTAATCTGTTTATACTGCCTTTATTCCAGCTCTTGCGAGTAGGGTTCCTGACAACCAATCTTGATTCAAGTTTAGTATAAGTAGAATTTTAGTCAAGATATTAGACTAATTTAAAATTGTCCCAACCATTTTTATCCACAGTAAATGTGACTACATTGTTTATAGTTTCTGTACCAAATTGTTCTTTAAAATATGTACTGGCATCTAAAGAAGGAACTTGAAACCAAGTTCTTACTCCGTCTTGTATAGTTCTTAAATGGTGGTAATGGCCTGATACAAGTATTGTTGCATCTCCTAAACTTTGCATACCAAAACTTTGACCCTTCCAAAAATTCATAAGACGATCTCCTGGATTACTTCCACCACGACTTAAATGTCCATGAGTAAAACCTATAACAGTTCCTTGACAATCAATTGTTAGATGATGTCCTTCTGGTATAACAAATTTAACATGCTTATAAGGTCCATAAGAGAGAGCATCTGCAGAAGAGATTAGAATACCAATGTCATCATTATCTAATTCAGATGTAATAACATTTTTATCTCTGCCACGATTTTGACCATGATTTCCAGGCACACCTCCAACTATAACTCTGGGAGCATGTTTAGAAAGAGTAGTAACAACTTCTAAAAATAATCTACGACACACAGTTATTTGTTCTAGTCTATCTAACTGAACTTTATGAGTTTGGCCTGGGTAAAATCCTGTGACTCCTTCAATTAGATCACCTAAAGAAATAATATAAATAGTGTGCACGTTGACACCAAGTTTTTTTAATTCTTTTAATCTTTCAATAGTTTTATCAAGACTTAATTTAACTCTATCTATAGTTCCTTGAGGGCCTTCTCCGTCAGATTTTCCAAGTTGCCAGTCACTAGCAAAATAAAAAAATCCAACTCCTTTTTTAGTAGCAGGTGGTTTTTTAAAAGGCTTTTGTTTTTTAATTTGTGAAATAAGTATTTTTAAATCAGCGTCTTTCTCTGGATCTCTTTTCTTTATATCAGCTTTGTAATACCAAGCTTGTTCTTTAACACCTTGCCCCATATTCATATCCCATGTTCTTACGTGTAAATTTCCTAGTATCTCATATTCAGCTGGATCCCAACCCCACTCACGTAAAAGGGCTTCGAAAGTAGGGTTAGGGTTTGTAGTTGGGCGCGAAACTACATGTCCAGTATTAGTATTTGGATTATAAGATACACCAGGTTCAAAACCTTTGGGGTGCTTACGTTTAGCAGCAGTCTTGTGCTGCTCTATTTCTTTTTGCTTACTTAGAAAGTCTTCTAGTGATTTCTTCTTTGACATGTTTCTGTATTGTTTTAAGTGCGAACGGATTGCCCTGTGAGGCTAGATATTCTGAAACGTATAATATTGGATAATCTTTTGCCATAATTTCATTTATGACTGTGTCAAACAAATCCCAATTATCTGCATACCATTTTCTACGTAATTTAGGGGAAACAAATTCCTCTAAATTTTTTTGAATTTCTGCTGACATTATCCTCCTATATAAATTAACATAGATTATGATAGCATAGTTAGGAGTGTTATGAAACAAACTATAGAATTAATGAGCCACACCTGGGCAAACAGTGGTGGTGGTAAGGTATGGTTGGCAACAAACGATACTAAATGGGGAGAGAATTGTTATAATTGGAGTGATTATGGCAGTGTTCTTAAGGCTATTTCTAATCAAAAAGAGGGATCTGATATTTACTGGACACCTCTTGTATTTGGTAATGATACTTCTAGAAAAGCAATAAATACTAAACCTGAAGTTGGAGTTTTATATGTTGATATGGATAGAACAGATATCAGCTATGAGGATTGTTTTGTTATAGTTCCTAAACCTAGTTTCATTTGGGAAACTAGCAAGAACAGGTGGCAAGCAATTTGGCTTCTTGAAGATACAATACAAATATCCACACAACAAGAAGTCAACAGGAGACTGGCATATCATTTAAAAGCAGACACAGGTGCTTGGGACGCGGCTAGAGTGCTGCGGGTTCCTGGTTCTGTTAATTACAAAAGAGGTGGTTTCGAAGGAAGTATTATTAGGTATGAACCTGATGACGTGTATACGTACGATGACTTCGACGCTATTCCTAATGTTGTTTCTAATACAATTGAAGTTACAGAGGGTGATATGCCAAAACTCCCTGAGTTTTATGATTGGCAAAATTTACTTACAAATGAATGGAAAAAAATACCGCTTGAAGCTAGGTATTGGCTAGCAATAAGCGACGAACAATATAAATCACATGGTGTAATTGATCGAAGTAGTTTAATAACCACAGTTATAAGAAAACTATTAAAGGTATACGAACCACAAATGGTATTTACTCTCATATGGCATGCACCATGGAATAAATTTAGAACACGTCCTAATACATTATGGAATCAAATTACAAAAAATAGAATTGTAGTTTAGCGCAGCCATACACCAATTTTTGCGCCTTGCTGCGTAAGCAACCTTGCATAAAAAATTTTTTGTTTTTCAGAACCGAACGCAGTGAGTAATTTGAGTGAGTTTACGAACGAAATAAAAGAGACAATTTGCGAAGTATGAGCAAGTTGTCATTAAAAGAAAAAAAAAGCAAGAAGCAGACATGCGTTAGCATGCCTGCTGATCTTGCGTTGGATTACTTGTTAGCGCGAAATAGCGTGCTAACAAAAGAATCCCATTGCGACTTGGTAAAGTCACACATACCGAATTCACATTCGAAAAGGTCTGAGATATCAGCGAATGAAAGCTTCATGAGCTGATCCTTTTCGAAGCCTGAGAATTGAATTAATTCATCAAGACAAATGTCAATGTGTTCAGTAACCGATACAACGTCGGATATATATGAACCGTCCATATAGCGCGTACCGTAGTCATAACTAAACTGGTAGTTTACGTTTGACAAGGTACAGTGGTTTACGTTAGAAAACCACGTGCCGTTAGTCCATGTACCGTCGTCCTCGTTGATTATGTAATAATCATTACGAAGGTTTGGATTGGTTGTGAGAAACGCTAGTTTACTCCAACCAATAATTTCACCGACGTATTCACACATATCTGGATCATCTAACCACGTAGGTCGTAGATATCTGAGCCATGTATTAATAAACATACGTGTGTCTGAAATGTCCGACGCGTCGGGCACTTCAACACAACTTATAATGCCATTGTGAGCCATAACAGTGTGATTGTCTACATTAAATGGGTGATTGTTTGCAAGGCAAACAGAACCATGAGTAGCAATACGACAATGTACAAGTATCGGTGACGATACTGAGTACTTGTCGAACACAGACAAGGCAACATTGATAAAGTCATCTTTATCCATTGACTTGTAGGTTTGTATGGTTTTGGTTTCATCTATGAAACTAATACCTGAACCGTCTGGGTTGGTATCCCACATATCGGAAAGTGTTGACTTGTCAATACTTTTGCCGATTGGGGACAATGCGATTACACACATGATATATATCCTTTCCTGACTAAGAAGTCATATAAGTTTGGGTACTGGTGACGCATGAGCGACACGTGTGCTAAATAAGCGTATAGCTTATGTGCACCGTCGCGTGCCATATCTTGGTATGTTAATGTATTGAAATACGAAAACATACTTTCTAAAAACTCCATGTTTTTAGAAATACGTGCTGGTCGAAGATTGCTACGAAAGTAGCGATGTTCGATAGTAGCATGAGTATCTGCAAGAGCACCACGATTTGGGAAACCATATTTCTGTTTCGCTATTTGCGCAACAGGAATGTCTGGTTTCTGCATGTAGCACCACTCTGCGTCTGTGCCGATAGAGCGTTGAGCGATATCGGCGATTAAGCCTGGATTATCGTAATGAAACTGAATCCATGCATAAGCAGTTGTCAAAGACAAACTGTTTTTGTTTACGTGCACATGTGCTCCTGCACTGGGCGCGTAAAATGCTTTGAAATATTCTTGAGCTTGCTCAAGAACACTTTCAAGCATAGGCAAAGCTTTTACATACGCTTCGTATGTAAAAGGCGCAGTGACAAATTCTACGTCTACTGTGCTATCCTCTTTGCCGATACAGAAAACAATACTGTCTGCACTATGAGCACCGAATGCACCGTTGATACCTCTTAAGGTATTAACGACGTATTCCATGTTGTAATCGTTACGATATACAACTTCTAGCTCTAAGCCGTATACCATTTTATCGGTGGTGAGTTTGGATACTTGTAGCCAAACGAACTCACCGTCGACGACGTCTAAGTACATACCGCCAAATGGTTTGTAACCGTAATTCCACAAATAACCTGATTCACCACCTGGTAAGTCGTCGATATTTGTTTCGCATTCGTTACAATAACCGTCCTCAATGTATGGATCACTACAACAGTCTTGCTCACTGGTGAGTGCCATTTGTGGCATGATCCAGTTTTTAATACTCATCTGAACCGTCCTCATTTTCATCATAACTAGGCATGGTACGCAAGATATCCTCATAATTAATTGAGAAATCAACGTATGCTTCATTTCTACCATGATTGAAAGTCATATCGGATACCGATATGAACTTTGGAAGGACTTGAGTATCAAGTCCTTTACTAATGGAATTAGCAATTATGGACTGCAATTCCTCCTTTGGAAAAACTAGTGTAGAATACACTAGCTTATGTCTAATTAATGGCATTAGAACCTCCTAACTTTTGGTATGCCAAAAGAGCTTCAACATTCATTTGCATTTGCGAATGATTGTTGAATAACTCAACCAAATCTCTTATGACGATTTGGTATGTATCGCAAATGGTTTGATACTTTATCAAGTCATTTGCATCGTCAATGTAATCTTGCTTGATTAGATTGACGATTGAGTTACGCTTAGTCACAAAATTGTGAATAAGCATAGCTAAGTCACGTTCCATTGTTTACCTCCTAACAGTTACATTATAGAACACTTTTACGAATATAAACAGAGCAATAGCGTGGACAATGTCCGCGCTATTAAATACTCCGTTACCTGTGAAATCTAGTAGATCAAACATTTGTTTGCTCTACTAGTTCGTCGACAACGTCGCCGAAATACATTTCATCAATTTGCCACATTTTTTACCTCCTAACATGTAGACAAAAGCGAATACAACAACACAAAAGGATTAATAGATAATACTAATGTGTATGCTATCTGTTCTCATGCACCTGTGCAAAGCAACACACCATAGAGCACAAGGAGCACTTGCGACTATGTGCATCTGTGTGTTGGTGTAGTTGCTAGCTTGGTGTCATACTTGCTTGTTAGCATGAACGTGGTAATTATTATGGGCATAGATACACAAGGAACGTAGTGACTATGTGGATCATGTTAGAAAAATTATCATGGGCATGAACAAGTGAGTTGACAAATAAATCGGGAATGCTCCAAAGCGCAGCGTTTGGCTGACTGAGTTTTGGTACAGATAGTTTACTACAGATACACGAGCTTGCGAGATGTAGATGTGTAGTTTACTGGGGCAAAAACAGTTAGACAATAAAGATGTGCGTTAGATTTATGGCTTTACTAGCAACATGATAGAACAATGCAAACACATTATTATTATTTTGCCACCGAACACAATACGAAGTATTGTTGCAGCTTGCTGCAGATGTGGTGGTGGCTAGCGGTCATCGACAACTTGTTGGCGTGCAACTTGTTGCATAAGATGAGCAAGAGAGAAAAACAAAAAATTTATGCAAGGGGTACCGTAGGAGCATGCGACACAGGTACAAGAGACGTAGTATCTGGAATCGGCGTAGAGTGCGAAGCACTAGAAGACGATTATAAGATGCTGCGCCTCGATATAGAGACAATCCCCACACTATTTTTGCGAAAACCCATACCTTTGACTAAATAACCTATATATATAAAGAACTTTGTCTTTTAAACTATATATAAAATAATACCCCCTACAATAGGTATACCTTTAGTCCACCGTCCCCCTATAAGGGGGGGACGTTGGAGGACTAATATGGCATTTGTCGTCCAACCCTTTGGACTAAGTGGACTGAAGGACTTAAGTAATAAAAAACGTAGTAAAAATAAGCGAGGTAGCATAATGATACATAAAGAACAACTGGACATAATAATTGATTCCAGGCGTAACTCAGAAGACTTTAGTCCACTTAATGTGAAAACTGGACTAGAAGTAACTCAAATAAAACCACCAGACTGGTTGATAGATGATTTTATAATGGAAGGCGGCTTTACCGTACTTCACTCTGATGCTGGTGTAGGTAAAACATTTTTAGCTCTAGATTGGGCAAATACAATAGCTAATGGTTGGCAATGGTTTAGCAAGGAAAGCGTAAAAGTCCCTGTTTTATACGTACTTGCTGAAGGAGTGGGATTTCTCGGTGCTCGAGTAACCGCATGGAAGAATAAAAGGAACGCTACCTCGTATCCTCCTGTGCATTATTACACGAGTGCCGTCCCACTTTTTGCTCCAGTTGGTAAATTTCCAATGAGAGATCAAATAGATTTTTTAGAACTTGTGGATAGGATAAAACCTGGATTAATTGTTTTTGATACGTTGCAACGTTGTACAGTAGGTGCTAACGAAAACCTACAACAAGACATGTCTCAGGTAATTGCAATGATTGATACTATTAGGCAGAATTATAACACTGCTATCTTAGCAGTACACCATGACACAAAATCAGGTGAAGCTATGAGAGGTTCTAGTGTATTAAAAGCTAGTGCTGACACAACCATACAGTTAACTAAAAAAGATGAGATTATTGAAATGACTTGTACTAAACAAAAAGATGCTGAAGCATTTAAAGATTGGAACTTAACGTTATCTACAGAACCAAAATCGGGCTCTGCATTTTTTACTGCTTATCAGCAGGGCGTAAAAGTAAGAGATTATTCTTTACTACGTGCTCTAGCAGATGTTATTACAATCAGGGGGGAACAAATTACAAACAAAACGTGGCGTGATTCTGCAAACCTTGACGGTGGTAGATTTGAGAGGCCAAAAGCATCTCTAGTTAGAGAAGGTTTAGTTGATCAACTTGGTGAAGGTAGAAGTAAAACTTACACAATATCAAAAGAAGGTTGGGATTTATTAGAACAACAGAATATGTTGAACACTACTTCTTTTAGACCTTTACCTGACAATATTAAACCAGAGCAGCAAGAGTTATTGGAAGACGAATAAAAAAAATTTTTTTCGTTATCACGAAACTATTAAGATACGTAATAAATATGCTATAGTCTTGGTATGACCGCAGGTAGGCCTAAAAGATCTGAAGCTGAATTATTACAAGATAGAGCTAAAGTTCAAGCTCAAATATTTGGTGCTAATAATTCAGTATTTCAATTTGAACAAGAAGAGATATACTTACCACCTCCCCCTGCTAAAAAAGGCACGTCCCTTTGGAAGGCATGGGCTATGGAGTGTTTCCTGGAGTGCGTAAGATATGGCCTTAATTATTCTGATGCCTGTAAAAAAATTGGTGTTACACGTAAATGGTGGGAAGAAAACTCTCAACGTCACCCTGAATGGGCAGCTGAAGCAAAATCTATTAGATCTGGAGAACATGTTAAAGACAGTAGTCCTGATTTATCTAATGTAAGTTTTGCAGAGTTTTGTAAATTATATTTTGGAGTAGAGTTTGCTGAACATCAAATTAAAATACAAGACTCTTTAGCAGACCCTATGGGTAGATTAGTTTTAGTATTAGGGCACCCTGAGTCTGGTAAGTCAACATTATCATCTCTTTGGTACCCCATATATCGTATGTGTAAGAATCCTGACATTAGAATAGCTTTAGTTACTAAATCAGGTGATAAAGCACAAGATTTACTTAATCGTATTAAAAGATACTTAACTGACCCTAATTTATATAATGACTGTGAAAGAAACCTCATAAGTGACTTTAATGGATTTAAACCTCAAAGAGCTGACGGATTTGGCTGGTCTAGAGACCAGATAACAATAAGACAAAGAGAATCTGGTGAAAGAGACCCTACTATACAAGCTTTGTCTGTTGGTAAACAGATATACGGTGCTAGGTTAGATTTATTAATACTAGATGACGCATTAACGTTAGAAAATCAACAAACAGATATACGTAGGTCAAGAATTGATGAGTGGTTTACTCAGGAAGCTCGTTCTAGGGCACAAAGAGGCCAAACATTAGTTAACGGAACTAGGGTTCACCCATTAGATAACTATGGACAATGGAAAGATAGTTGGGCTGATCACAAAATATTTAGATATGTAAAGATACCAGCTATGTTAGATGAGCATACAGATAAAGAAAGACCTAGTTGGCCAGAGTATTGGAACCTAGACGGAGTTGAAGAGTTTGATGAAGCTACTGGAACAGAAGTATTTAGACCTGGACTTAGAGATATACGTACAGAAATTGTAGCTAGAGACCCTATGAGGTGGAAACTTGTTTATCAACAAGAAGATGTTCAGCAAGTTGAGTCTATATTTAGACAAGAAATGCTAGATAAAGCATTTGAATTAGGAGGTAACAGAAGCATAGGACAAGTTATGCCTGATGAAATATTGATATTAGGAGTAGATCCAGCTACAACTGGTAGAGCTGCAAGTGTGTTATTAGCATATAACCCAGAAACAGAAGTAAGAACTGTGGTTGATTTATTTGTAGGACATAGATTAGGTGCTACAGGAATACGAAACAAATTGTTATATCAATTTTGGGAAGAGTATAACGACCATAGAGTTGCTTTTACTGTTATAGAAACAAACTTTGCACCTACAATTTTAGGTGATGATACTTTAAAGGCTCATGCTGAGTGGGCTGGAACACGATTAGTAGATCATAGAACTACTGGTCAAGGTAAAAGACGAGGTAATAAATGGGATAATGAATTTGGTATTGGTTCTATGGCTTCATTGTTTCATAGCGGCCTAGTAGCATTTCCTTCTGCTACTACAGAAGATAGGGCAAAATTAGCACCATTAGTAGATGATATGCTAGTATTCCCTTGGTCTAAAGTACAAGATGCTTTGATTGGTTTTTGGGTGGCTAATGGAGAATGTCAAGGACACAATGTGTATCAAACAGATATGAATAAAGTTGCAGCACGGCGAAATATTCCACCTATAATAACAGAAAGAATATTTTTAAGGAACACGTAGATGACACAAAATTATAACGAGGGCTCAAGCGTAGATTACTCAGGTACAAGTACTGCATAT